TGGGTTTGTGATAGTGTAAGAAGGAATATCACTATAAGGGATACTTGCATATGAATCTACTGAGAAGTAGTTACCGAAAGAAGCAGTAACTTCTAACCAATCGTACTCAACACTGATTGCGCCAGAAGGAGGTTGGAAACCTGGCTTCAAAATCAATTTAGCGTTTGTGTAGTGTGTTGCGCGCTGACCGTTATCTAGAGTGTAACGCTCTGTGATATCAACTGAATTGTTTGCGTTATATGCTGTGTAATCGCTTGGTGTCATTTTCACGCTCTTCAAACGAATAGCATCTGCTTTTCTAAGCTCAACTGTAGAAGCTGACACAAGTTTCTTGCCTGTGATAACCTCAGACCAGTTATCTATCAGAACTTTTGTCTTTTCTTGAGCAGCGCTGTTTTGTTGTTGTACAGATGCGACAAGATAGAAACTACCGTTGTTAACGCCTGCAAAGTCTACACGCTTTCTCAATGCATCGTTATCGAATGTGATAGATGTTGTTGTAATATTAACAGGTAAGTGAGTCGCGTTGTCAATCAACAAGAAGTTAGACAAATCTGAGTCAGATAAGAAAGTCTCATTAGTTGTTGTGATTTCAAAAGAAACTTTGTTAATGGCTGTAGAAGAATTTGCAAATTTGCGGCGAACCACGATAGATGAAGACTTAACAGTATCGCCGCCAAGCTGATCTTGACCACGAAGAGTCTTAACAGTTGTATAACCAACTGGGAATACTAGAGTCTCGTATGTTGGGTCTTGGATAGGAGCGCTGAAAATACCAACAGCGCCGCCTGTAACCGAAGCTGCAGCAGTTGTAGTTAAAACTAACGATAGGTTGTTAGTGATAGATGATACAATACCAACATAAGTGCTGTTTAAATAAATCGCATCACCAACGCGAACTGTTGATTGGAAGTTAGTACCAACGCCTGTAACAGTTGATGTACCGTTAGAAGTGGCAGAACCAACTAGAGGGATAAGAGTTGGAGATACATCGCAAGTGAATGGGTTTGTTCCAGTTGCCCCTAGCCCTGTAATACTCTTAACATCAGCCTCGAAAGAATATCCGTTGTACATAGTGATATCAAACAAACCAAGTTTGAAATCAGTGTTTGTACCTGCTGAATAATCTGCAGAATGTAATTGGATAGATTTAACTCTAGCTGTACCAATAATGTTAGATGCAACTGGAGCATTACCTGCAGTTGATAGGGTCTTAACTAGATAGACTTTTTCAAAGTTTGTAATATCTGGTGCTTGGAAGAGATTCTTTACTTTAACCCAGTTACCAACGCTCAAACCGATTGGAGTGTCGTCGAGTCTGGAGATATGGTTGTTTTCTTCACCGTTAATTTCTCTTGCGCGATCTAAAGTAACGAACTGAGAAGTTGTTGACTCTACCTCGTAACCTTGAATGTATGCTTTACCTGGATCTACAACTAACACAAATTGATCTTCGGAACCATATGTAACGCCATCTTGAGGGGCGCCAATTAGCTCTGGGTAAACGCCAAAGTTTGTTCCATCGTTTAGGTGATCGCGAACAGATAGTTTAAACTTGTTGACTTCATAGTTGCCAGATTCATCGTATGTTCGGCGTGCTAAAGTCTTTTCTAATTCTGCATAAGAAGATTTATCAATCTTGTGCTGAATTCTACCATCAGTCACGCGAAGCAATTCGACAAAACGAATAGCATCAGTTGCGATTAAAGGTAGTTTAACTAAAGATAGTTTGATCTGATAGCGGTGAGCACCTGGAGCAGCGAAGTTGTAAGAACCTGTCGCGTTGTCCAAAATAGAATCATCATCTTCTGGAGCAACTGCTGCTTCTGTAACCTTAAAACCAACTCTGCAAGAAGGAGCGTTATTAAAACGACCAGCGTAAATTTTTAAGTCGTCGTTACGAACAAACAAACCATCAATGTAATAGATACCAGCTTTGACTTCAACGCTGTACGCATAACCTAAAACATCAGAAGAAGATTGACCGCTGTATGTTGTTCCAGTTTCACCTTCGTCGCCAAGAATACGAATAACTGCAGTAATATCACCTAATTGGTCTTCGGTAAGAGCAAAGTTAGAAGAAATTTGGTTGTCTTCTTCATAAGCTACAATGTTTTCGCCTGGAACCAAGCGATTAGTTACATTATCTGCAGCTGTACCTTCAACTTTACAGTACAGAGTAGGAATGTCGAAATTCTCAGAAATGATATTAGCTTGCGCTGTGGTATCAAGAACGCGCATCTTAACACCAGATGTTTCGCCAGTAACGATTTTATTCTTGAATGTCTCGATGTAAGTTGTTACGTCGATAGTACCAGTAAACTGTTCTAGTTTAATAAAGTGTACTTGGTTATCTGCGTTGACTGAACCTGGAATTACCTGCGAACCGTTTTTAAACACGTGGTCGCCAAAACGAGTAACTTGGTTTTGTAAGATCGTTTGAATTTGAGTTAATTCACGAGCTTGAACCGCATAACTCGGACGGAATAGAATTCGATAGAAGTCTTTCTGAGCGTTATAATCGTCAAAATACGGTTCTGTGTTAAAGTCAATTGCCATTCTGCGTTCTCTTTAAGTTTAACTGTTTATTATTTATTCTTAGAAATTGATGATAGTTCTAAGAGTAATCGTTTCATCACCAGAAGGAGTGAAACCTTGTTTGTTATCAATATACATCATCTGCCCTGAGTATTTATCCACTGTTGGGTAACCGATTGTAGTTGCAGTAAAATTATATGTAACATATTCGCTGTTAATAAAAACGTCGCTGTTTCCTGGGATATCATTATCAAGAGATTGCACAAGAGCAGTTGAGTTTGTTACAGAAACGATACGATAACGTTTTTTAGATTTTGTAGAACCAACGTATGTTAAAGAACAAAAACCGTTCTTTTCAGTACCTGTCATATGCGTTGGAGGTGTTGAACCAGTTAAACCAGAAACAACGACCGTATAAATTCTATCTTCATAGTATAAGAAATCGCCAAGATAAACATATTGCGTTGGTTCCCAAACAATTTCTGGATTGTTTGTTCGTTCAACATATACTTCATCATCGCGTTTAAATTTGGTAGTGTCAATTGGAGACTGAACAATATAACAGCAAGAACCAACTGTTCCCTGGAATACTTCAAGACCATTAAATACACGTGGGTTTTTAATGATACCAACTTGACGGTAGTCGTTAGCAACGATAACACCTTGGTTCAGGTCTGTAGAAATATTAGAATACAACATCAATGATCTTGCAAATAATTCTTCTGGAGCGTTTTTACCATGGCCGCCGAACGGAGAAATAATAGCACGAAGTTGCGCGCCATTACCGTTACCTGTAATTTTTACATCAGCCCAAGTATAACCAGAACCGCGATTAATGATATTAACCTTTTTGATAGCTTTAGTGTCTGGGTCAATCACAGCTTCGGCTTCAGCGCCAGTACCATCGCCGTAAATAGAGATGTTAGCGACACCATAAGAATAACCACCAGAATTGATAGCAATTGCGTCAATAGTACCTTCTGGTGTTAAGATTTCATTGTTAGCTTGCTGAGAAGAAATAGCCCCTAAAGACAAATCAGCCTGTAGAGCAGCCCCAATTCCATCTCCAGATACAGTCAATTCAGCCTTAGTGTAACCAACACCTGGGTCGTCAACCACAATATACACAAGTTGACCATTAGAAACGATAGGTGTGATCTTAGCTTCGGACTTGGCAGTATAGAAACCGATTTCTGCCTCTTTACCTGTCGCATCAATAAAATTAGCCTTTGGAGTTTCTGAGTATCCTGCGCCGTAACGAAGAACAGCGTAACCAGTGGCAACAGTACCATCTCTTCTTAAAGAAGCTGGAGCGCCAATATATTGCATGTTAACAGCACCATTATAGACATTACCACTAGTGTGAACGGGTTCAGTTCCGCCAGTTAATCCGCCATTTAAACACTTGTACAATCTATTAGAAACATAAACAGTTTGGTTTGCAACAACTGTTGTATTTGCAGACCACGCTGGTGATGATACAACAGTACCTGTGCTGTGTACAGGATCTAATGTGCCAGTGTAACCAGCGTTCATTACAGTATACAAGTTAGTGCCATTTGACAACTGATCATTTGTATAAACTTCTTTGAAAGTTTCAAATGGCGTTCCAAACGTTACAGTAGGTTCTGATGTATAATCAAAACCAGAGTTAATAACGTAAGTTGAAATTACTTTATCTTGATAGATTTTAGATTTAACGATAGCAAAAGAACCTCCACCACCTTCAACGTTGACCTCTGGTGCTGTCAAATATCCAGAACCAGAGTTAACGATATTAACTTCTCTAACGGAACCATTCAAAGTAATGCTATCAATAATTCCAGTTTCAACAGTTGCTGTTGCCGCGCCTGCTGCGCCACCACCACCCGAAATTTGAACAACGGGGCTAGTGTATCCAGTTCCACCATTTGTAACTGTAATTGCAGTAATAGGAGACCCAGACATAACAGGTGTTAATACCAAGCCTGTACCAGAACCTTCAATTAAGATGGAAGGAGAAGAAGTATAACCAGAACCTTGGTTTACGATTAAAACATCAGTTACAACACCACCAGTTAAGATAGCTTGAATCTGAGCACCAGAGCCGCCACCGCCATATACAGTTAGCACAGGAGGTGTTAAGTATCCAGAACCACCGTTGTTGATAATAACGTCGTTTAGTGTGAATGTGCCGATCGTTGCAACTGCTGTAGCATTAACGCCAGTACCATCCAAAATTGTAACTGATGGTGGAGTTAAGTATCCAGCGCCACCAGACGTCACCGTAATTTTCGTAATATTCTTAGGGTTTACTGTTGTTACAGTACCCTTCAATGTAGAACCAATATATTTAATAGCAGCAGTGCCATTTAGTACTGTACCGAAACGGTGTGTTGGTTCATATGTTGCTGTAACGCCTGGTGTTACAACTTCATAGAAATCGCTTACTGAGTTAAAAATCTTTTGACCCAGCGTCACACCAGTAGTTTGTGTAAATGGAGATGCTCCAGAAACAGGGTCACTGAATGTGATAGATGGAATTTGATAACCTGTACCTGGTTGTACAACAGTTGCACCAGTTACATAGATAGGGTCAGCTGCTCTATATCCATCGCCTAGAACAGAAACTGTTGCTGATGTGTAATTTTTACCACGGTTGGCGATAAAAATATTATCAATAGTTCCGTTTGAATAAAAATGGTTTGTTAGAGCAGAAACTACAGGGATATATTCATCCGTGTAGAATTTATTGCGAAGGTTAATTGGAATGTTGTACATAAACTTCCAAATATACCCGTCTGCCGTTTCAAATGGATCAAGTTGAGTACCTGTTGGTTTTACAGTTGATCTAGAATTGTTATTGTTATCTAGACATTTGTAAACGTTATATTCGTCAGTTACAACATAGAATGCTGCATCTTCAATCTTCTGTTTACCTGTAGATGAAATACCAATTTTGGCTTTTAAGTTGGCGCCAGAACCAGAAGAAGCTGTAACTGTGATAGTTGGTTCTGATGTATAACCATATCCGCGACTAGTCAAAGTGACGCCAGCTATCTCACCACCTTCAACTTCAGTAACAACTGCAGTTGCACCTGTACCGCCACCACCTGTGATAGATAGTTCGATGTCGTAAATGTCAATATAACCAGTACCACCAGAAATGATGTTAACGCCGATTACCTCGTCACAATACTGATCATCGTACATATCATACAATTCATTGTCAACCCATTCTTTTCGAGGAACAACGAACGCGATATCTGACGGTCTAATTTCTTTTAATGTGATAATTTCATTACGAACGTCGTGTTCATATTTTAAGCTATCAATCGGATAAGGTGGATTATCCTCGTCAGTCCACCCGAGAGTTTTACCAAGAAAATAGTAATAAGACCCAGTTCTTGTGACTAGGTCTCTATACACACCCTCTGCTAGAGATTTGTGAAGAATTGTTTTAACTAATGCTGTATTAGCCATGCTTTACCTTATCCGATTACATTAAAAGTATAATATAGAAATTGTAAAATTAACTTACAGTAACTTTCCAAGTAATAGCGATAGTGTCACCAGCTTGTTTAGTAACAGTTGGGAAATTTGTCCGGCAAAGCATAGTACCTGCAGTAGATGCGTTTAAAACGCCAGCTCCTGTAATAGCACCAGTACCAGTACCTGCAGGAAAATTTGC